TTTTGAGGCACTTTACTGCTCCTTTGCAATCAATTTCAATAATACCATTCTACACCTTTCTTTGGGTATTGTCAAGAACTTTTGGTAGTCAGTCATCAATTTTTTTATGTCTGGCCACAAAATATCTTCCCACATTTTTTTATCCCAATCGTCAACATACTGAACAAGTTCGTCCAGTATGATTAGTGTCTCTAGTGATACACGTTTACCAAAGTATTCTTTAAGTAGTAATGGGTGAGAACCCTCTGGCACTTCAAACAAGTTTTCGAAATCATCAACGTGTGGTGATAACTCCTGTTCAAAATTATATGTTAAACTCTGCATATATTTTTTCCAATCTTCATAGATTTGTTCATTAAAATGACCTATCCAGCCATTTTTACTTTTGACAAAGTTGGAAACGAAATAATCTTTGATGTAATCATACTCTTTGTATTTTCTACTAAGGCGAACAAAAAACAAACGGTCATTTCTTTTCCAAAAAGAATCTTTGGATACTTTAGATTTTCCACCAAACTGGTTAAAATTATAATCACCTTCTCCGAAATGTGCTTTAATTGCACAGTACATCAAGTAAACATCAATAGGTTGCATTTATATCGGTAGTTTGGATTTCTTAGGTAGGAAGTTTAAGTCTGTTGCATTGACTTCTATTTTTTCTTTCAGTGCTTTGCTAATTAGTTTTGATACTGTAGATGGATCTATCTCATTTTTAGAACAATACCACAACACCGCATCCATGTGCGTTATGTTTTTCTCAAGTGCGATTTGTTCTATCTTGAGCGAGAATGTTTTTGAGGTTTGCATAGGAACTCCATAATAAAAAAAAGAAGACCCGTTGGATAACAAGGTGGGTCAGACCCCGTGAGGTTTTATGCCGCTAGGCGATAATCCTCATAGTACCAATTATCGTTGGCAGTTATATTAACCGTTAAGGTGGTTAGCCTCGTATTCTCCGCTTGCCTACTAGTTGCCCAGTCGAATCTAAGTACACCCCCATCAAAAAAAGACTAGATAAATGATTCCAGAAATCAGTGCAATATCGGCGCATATGCTCCATAATATATAAATTCGAAATCCCCATTTTGAGGCATCTCTCAAAATAAATTTCTTTATATTCACTGTTCTCTCTTTCTTTTAACATTCTAATCTTCTTTTGGTGGAGGTGGGCGGAGTTGCACCGCCGTCCTAAACAATCTCCAACTCGCATCATCGAATACGTTAGTATATATATTAACAGATATCTCTAGGTAATGTCAACCCCTAAGCTGAGAAAGAACTTCCACATCCACAGGTTGTTTGTGCATTTGGATTACGAATAATAAACTGTGAGGTGAAATGATCATTAGAATAGTCAATCTCTGAACCATCTAGGTATTGTAAGCTTAGTGGGTCAATCACAAGGCTTACACCGTCTGTAACTACCACTTCATCCTCGTCTTTTGTCTCATCGAAAGTGAATTCATACTGAAAACCAGAACAACCGCCTCCCTTTATGAACACACGCAAACTTATATCTCCAGTAATCTCTGGGTCTTCATCCATAATTTGTTTTACTTTCTTTGCAGCTGCGCTATGAAATGTTAAACTCATTGATTGCTTCCTCTAGTAATGGTAAGTACTCTTGTTTACTTTTTATAAACTCCTGTACTTGACCGTCCTCAGTCACCACCAAAATAACAATTTGGTCTGTAGGTATACCTGTTCTTTCTTCATACATTTCTGCATAAGCAGCGGTCTGTATGTAATAGTTTTCATTGTATTTATCATTACGTTCAGAAGTAGATGTCTTGAAGTCTATAATAGACAACACTCGATCATATTCTGCAATACAATCAACTCTACCAGCTACTCCATATTTATTTGAATACAGACTACATTCTTGTGCATGAATATTATTTATACGTTGTAAGACTCCATTCCTTAGTTGATTGAACAAACAAAATGGAAGAAAATTCTTTTGTTTTTCCTGCCACCAATCAGGTTCAATAAACGAGACATTGTTCAAATAATCCTCACACATATGATGAACCGCAGTTCCACGCTTTGCAGCCTTCCCTGAAATATAGTTTGCAACATCATTACCAACTCGTTTACGCCACTCAAATAATCCTTTCTTACCCCTGTTAGATAATACAGTGGTGATAGATGGATACTCCTTACCTTCTGGTGTAATGTAGTATCTTTTTCTGTCGATTGTTTTTGTTGTGAGTTCTGGTATGTCAGTTTCAATATGTTTAAAACGAAATGTGCTCATTATATAGCCTTACATTAATTCAAAGTGTGGAGCATCAATAAACGGCCTACGTCCTTGACCTCTTCTGATGTCAACGTAAGAGTTCATTGCTTCTTCCATTGTATTTTCCCATTTACAAATGTCTGTGATTGTCCAAGCTGCACCCCAACGGACTGCAATATCGACTTCGATAGCTGCACGTTTTACTGCATCTGCAATTTCATCATAGACATTCAATTCCCAACACCCACGACCATCAACGTAAGCCATCAGATCAACTGCTCGACCGTCTAAGTGTTTTGATTTCATTGTTTTAGATGCACCAGAGTTTACCAATGCTCTCTGTCGTTTTTCAGTGCGTAGTCCTTCGATAACTCCAAAGTCTATTTTTGTATATGTAATCGCAAGACAAACAACTTCTTTTAGTTCGGAATTAACTCCGATTAGTTTTTCTTGAGATCTTGTTGAAAGCTTATAAGTCATTATTCAATTCCTAATCCTAGTTTAGTTTTTTGGATGAGATAACTTCGCACAAATCCAGAACGGACAATATCACCAATCGTAAATTCAGTAACACTAAACTCGTCCATTTCTTCTAGGATTTTTGTGAAGTCATGTAACCCATTTCTTTCATTCTGTTTTATTAAATCTGTTTGCATAAAATCACCACAGAAAACTATCTTGGAGTCTTGTCCGACTCTTGTGATGATTGTATCTAACTCATGGAAGTTTAGGTTCTGACATTCGTCTACGATGATGATTGCATTGTCAAAAGTCAATCCGCGTAAAAAAGATGTCGATAGAAAATAGAAACTTCCTTGAGACTTCAACCTTTCATACAACGCACTAAATGCTTGTTCGTTAGGTTGCTCAAACATAAACTGTACCATGTTTGCATAAGGAACTTGATAGAGTGCAGCCTTGTCTTCTTCATCGCCAGGCAAAAATCCAATCTCTCTTGTAGGTATAAGAGAGCGCACTACGATTACTTTGTCGTATTGTGATCCATGCTTTAACGCTTCATCAAATGCAAGATACAGTGATACAAATGTTTTCCCTGTACCAGCACAACCACAAAGAAACTGGTTCTTACCATCCTTCCAACTTTTAAATACCTCTTTTTGATTGTCTGTAATGGGCTTTACTTGAACTAAGTCAGAGTGGTGGATTTCTTTTTTCTTTGACATTTTCACCCCCTATGTTGTCTTATATGTATTACTAAGGTTAGGTACAATATGCGAACCGTCTTTGACTAGTCCATGCTTTTTACCTACACTCTCAACTTTTTTCTTTGCGATGGATCGATTATCACCAAAGCGGTCTGCGAGTGGACTGTTAGGGTGTCCCTCTGCAATTCGACTAAACACTTCTTTGATTCCACCGTCCATTCGGTTCACAATATGATCGCCAACGATAGCTGGTGCAGAGATTAGTTTTCTGCACTTTGGGTTGTCGATTAAGTATTGTTCTAATTCTTTGTATTTACAAAATACTGTATAGTGTTCGTTTGTTTCATCATTCACAAATTCATAAGTTGGCATCCGAGAGTTCTCCTTAAAATTGAAACTGAACACCAACTGAAAACGCATTAACATCGGAACCAGCTCGTCCAGTTAAAGATGCATCTCCAGATGTATAATTAAAATTGACTCTGGCATTGTGCCCAGAGATTATGTAATTCGTTCCTAGTTCGTAGAGGTCACTACTTCTTCCAAAATTCGATCCATCGGGGGTATTTTCCACATACCGTACATACGGTTGGAATTGCCCTATGCCGATTTTCTTTGGTAATAGATAGGCCGCACTTACAAAGAAAGCATCTCCATCAAACATACAAAAACAACTGGGGTCTGCTAACGCAGCAGTACTTGTTTCTGCATCAAAAATTTTATACTCACCTTCTATTGTCAAAACGCCAAGGTTGTCTCCAAGCGGTTTCTCGAACAAATAGTCAACAAGATAAGCGGTAAAGTCTCCCTGTTCTGTTGCGGTGCCTGTTCCATTTGTTTGATGTTGAACCGCAACCGCAACTGTAAAAATATCACCAGCATTTCCGAAATAGGTGCTGCTCGTGTAATAGCCTGGGTTGGATTCTTTATTCAAAAAGTTATACGAAATACGCGCAACGTAGGTCATGTCATCATCGACATTCGCTCCACCCTCTAATCCATCAAATATTCCGACAGCGTATTGAAGTTTATCGAAAGAACCCCAAACCGTTACACCTTCATCTCTGCCGAACTGTCCCGCATTTCCAGTTGAATAGTCAGCCGGTAAAAGTGCGACGTTGAACTGATTCCATGTAAGACCATAATATGGGCCATTGAGTTCAATGCGATCCGTTGGTTGGAGCATACGACCTGCCCATATATTAAATTCCGAACTAAATTCAAATTTGACGATTGCATCAAGAATTTCGATATCCTTATCCGCAGTACAATCATTTTGACATTCCGTATTAAATTCCATTTTCAAATACTTGTGGAGTTGTCCGTTCAAATAGATTCTAGCACTTTGCACAGCGAAGTCTTTTGAATAACTGTCTCCACTGTCAGCACCATCTTCCACAGCGGTAAAGGTTGTCCTGAGTCCGGCACCGATACTCACCCATTTTGTGTCGTCAATAACGATCTTAGCTCCAGCAGAAGCAATAGATGGTATAAGTGTTAGTAATAGTAATAAAATAATATTTTTCATGATTTGTTTTTCCTTTATTTGGGTATTTTCTTCAATCAATTTTTTGCGTTTTTATTAATGTCCTCGCATTTGAGCCTTAACCGACGCTTCACT